CTACATCATTAGATTCTGGGAAAGCTTGTATTTCAATGACATTGTTTGGTTTCACTGTAGAGACTATATTCACTGTTCCCAGATTTATTTCACCTTTTACATAATCAATTGTCCCCGCATCTTTAATAACAACAACATTACTTCCATCGGCACCGATTTTAATTATTGAAAGAGTTCCAGTTTTTGTAGAAATGTTTGTTGGTCTTGTAAGAAAAACATTTCCAGCATCGGTAGCATTAGTCACATTACTTCCATTTGAGGTAATTGAAGGAGTATCTGTAAGATATACAGTAGAAGTTTCTCCAGAAATATTAAATCCCGTAGATTTGATATTTCGACCTTGTGGATTCACATGGAATTGATTTCCAAAACACAATTCATATTGTGCAAATTGATTTAACGATGCCTTTAGATCTCTTCTAATCCTAACCTTAGTAATATTGGATGTAATTGCAGTATCAGTGGTGTCAATTACTTGGAGAACCTTACTATACTTAAATCTTCCACCAAACCTATTAAGGTCTAGTGATTCAGAATATTTTGTTAAACTATTCATTACTCTGGTTTTTAATGCGTCTGCACTCGAAACTTGAGAATTATTGTAATATACAGAAGAGTCTATCTCAACATAAAGAATTTTGAGGTCAATAATTCTTGGATTAATGCCAGAAACAGTATATTGCTTCAACTGACTTAATATTCTAGATTTGTTAAAATCGGAAACAAAACTACCATTTTTTGGTTTGATGCTCAAAACAACATTTCCATATTCTGGTGGATCTAGTTCCTCTCCACCAACAACTGCAACCGATTCGGTATCTGGATAGATTCTTTTTATGATAGCTTCATAATCTCTAGAAGTAACTGCTCTATTTTGTGCAGAATAAATCTTTGGTGCATAATATTTAATTGAATCAATTGGTTCAATGCTGGAACCATTTTGAGATATCTGATTCGTTGTTATTGTTATGCTGCCAGGATTAATCAAAGTATTGGAGGAAGTAACAATACTTCCAGAGAATGAAAATACGCTGGCACCATTACCTTCTTCACCATCAGTAACAACATAATTTGCCGTAATTACTGTACCATCTCCACCAACTTGATCACCAAGTTTCTTTCCAATAATACCATCACCAAATTTTATTTCATATTTTTCATCTTGAACTTCGTGAAGAATATAAACTCTAGAATTTGCATTAGTTTCTAAAATATTATCAATTTCCGAATACTCAATACCCAATCCACTCTCAGAGGTTTTTCTTACATAAACTGAAAGTGTAGAAGTATCGATATAAGGATTGCCTAAAATAAATCTTTGGTCAAGAGATCCATCATAATCAAATCTCTTTGTTAAATACGTCCCCTGATAAACGGATATATTGCTGAATGATGCAATCCCATCTACAACAGGTGCAGTAATACTTTCTGGTATTGAGAAAGTATATGTAGTATCATTTGCACTCCCTACACACACCAGACCCCTCTGTAAGGTCAGTGTAGGAGTATCTTCGCTAGTTGATACCGTAAAGGAAATTACCGCTCTTGCTGCCGTTCTGGAACGAGGTCTATATCCAATGTTTCTTGCTAAAGAAACGACATTTTCACGAAGAGTTGCCGAATCCAAGAAGGATTCATTAACAACCATGTTAGAGTTGAATGCCGTAATATAAGTATTATATGCTAACGTATCAATTAAAACTGAAAAGTTAGATCCCTCAAAATCAAAGTCACTAAAGGTTGAGTTAGCACGAAGATAATCCTTGATTGAGGTCTTTATCTGATCAAAATCTAGATTTGTGAATTTTGTAAACGGCATCTTATCTTGCTGCCTCTAATAGGAACGTATATTCTTGTGTCGGAAATTCCTGCCCAACGATATCAAAGATAACGGTCACATTAAATGAATTTTGGTCTTGTTGAGGATCTACCTCAACAACCACATTATCAACTCTTGGTTCAAAGTTTTCTATTGCAACCAAAATTTGACTTTGAATAACCGATGCAGTACCAAAATCAACAAATTCAAACAAACTATCCCTAACATCAGATCCTAATAAGGAATTAAAAAATCTTTCTGTAGGAATAGTTTCAACAATATTTCTTACAGATCTACGAATCGCATTTTCATTCTTTAAAATTTGCAGATCCTTTGTCACTGGATGTGGAACAAAGGATAAACTGATGTCTTTAAATGATCTGGATATCCTTTGTTCTGCCATTAGACTAGGGTTTTCTTGATTTTATTTATATTTACTCATGCCATCTTTCAACATAATCATCAAAACCATGAGCACCACCACATTGACGCTCTAAACGATCGTCTGGAATTGGGTAAAGTTCCTCATTTTGTGTGGATTTTCTCTGTCTTGATGCTTTTCTGAGATATTTTTCACTTTCTACTTCTGTAATGAGGGTCATTCCTTGCTCAATGAACAAGTTTCCCTTATCAACCTGGTGATGATTTCCCATTTTAGCTCCTGTTTTGTTAAAAACAGAACTTTTAGAGGGGTTGCTATCCCTTATGAGTATTTATTTTACCCAAAAACCCTTCCTTAGATAGTCTTGATCACTGATAAATTGATATCCTTCATAATTTACTTGATCATCACTGTTCCATACAGGAATTGCCTCACTATTTCCAAATCTAAAGTCAGGATTTCTACGAAAATGAACCTCAATTAAATTATTTCCTATAAATTCGCAGTTAATCCACTCATAATTACCTACCAAATTATTTAAAATTGATGGAAATTCTATTTTATACTCAATTTTTTCCCATTTTGACCACTTGTACAGTCCACTTCCATCTTCTCTAGTACCCAAAACAGTTAGATTTTGTTTCTTATTATGATAATCAATACTTATATGATCTCCTTCAAATATTTCGCACCAGAATTCAGATGGATGAAAACGTTCTGTATATTTGTGTATGAGCTCAATACGAGCAAATCGTCCCATACCCAATAAATTCATGCACGGACGAACAATATAAAAGTCGGGTTTGGGAACTGTGGTTCCAGTAGGACCACAAGTATAACCCAATACCCGACTCAATATCAACTTATTATAAACCCAAAGGTCATTCGGATGAATATGATTCCATTCACTATCATCCTGTAGGTACATTACCCTTTACCTTGCCCGCGATATTTCTTACGAGCCTTATTGCGAGAAGACGCTGCATACTTAGTATTCATGCCGCTTCCTTGACGAGTTTTCTTCGGTGCGCCTTCAACATAACCGCCACCTTTACGCATTGCCATTTGTTAATCTCCTAATAATTTCAGTTTCAAGATCTTCAGGTCTTGGAGAACCTGTCTGATAAAACTCTATCGACAGGTCCTCCATCATATCGAAATACTCCTCCTCTGTCAAGTCGGAGTACAATTTACGCCCCTTACAGTAGATATTGTAAGATTCGTCAGCCATCTCAAATTACTCTTGTCTTTTCGTGACCGACTCTAATACGAGGATCGCACCAGATTTCAAAACCTGCTTCCTTTGCATCCAGACAGAATGATACATCTTCTCCACACATATCCTGTACTGCACCAGAATCAAAAACTTGCATCTTTGGTGCAAACCAGGGATACTTCATCTCTTCGTGCTCAAAGACACCGTTCTTAATCATTAACCATCCAAATCCTGCATAGTCAACAGTAAATGGTTCCTTACGCTTCTGAATACTATCCAGAGTTTCGTGATTCATGACTCCACCATTGTTCTTGAAGTCATCTTCCTCCAACCAGTGTGCAACAGAAGTCGTTCGCCCGTCTTCCGTACAATACCATCCACTTGCAATGTCCTTATCCATCAGAACTAACTGATAGAACTTCTCCGTGTTGAATACAATATCACTATCAATCCATAACTGATAATCATACTTCAACCTACCGTCCCAAGGAATTTGGTCGGGTCCTCGCAGTACATTCGCACCTAGACACTTGCATCTTGCAAAATTCACCATCGATGAATAATCTTGCGAGATCTGAATACTTGCTCCGTTCTGTACA